TTGATAGAGCTCACCGCATTCGGCATAGCTGCGACCGTATACGTAGATCTGCTCATTCGACTGGCAAGCCTAGATGCATTGGAGCCCTCTCCCATCGTGCACTTTATATATGGGATGTCCCCGTGTCCTACCCACATGTAGCCCCATAGCTCTGCGAGATAAGAAGCCTCTGCCCCGCTGGCAGATACCACAGCACACAGCTTGAGCAACTTGTCATAGGCATTAGTGATAGGGTCCCAGCTAGCATGCTCAATTGCATCAAACATAACCAAAGGAGGGGCTTCATGTGTCCTCGTGATGCCGGACCCTTTAAAACCTGTGTACAACTCGAGAGGTGAGGCGCTAGGGAAGTGTACATGTATGGTAGAAGTCTCCCTGTCGCCTGTGTGCGCAATTAGGTCTTCTACAGATGGCGATGTCGAGTTCAAGATCTTAGCATTGAAAGAGCTATATCTCTTTTCCATGAGCTCAGCTGCGATCTCTGCCCCGGTTGGTATTATGGCATCATTTTCACTTGAGATACACAACCTGAGTAGCTTGTCTCCACATTTAGCTGCCAACGTGTTCTCTAGCCTGATCTTCTGCAAGGCCTTCCTCCTTTTCTTAAAGGGAATAAAGCCAAGCAGTGCTTCTGAGGACTCTGCACGGGTGGTCAAAGATCGGATGACTGAGTGTGGCAACGACTCTGCAAACAGTGCCAGTTGAGCAGCGTCTATCTCGCATGTGGTAATAAGATCATTCAGCGACTTCTCATATGCAGATGATGTTGACTGCTCTAGCATAGACCTGAGTGAAGGGTCTATGGTAGCTTTCAGAGCAGCTTCTGATAAGATAGACCTTATAACATGGTTTGCGCTGCTTGCTAGCTTGAGGCTCACATTGTGTGGGTCATCGCACAAGTGAGTTGTCGTGCTATCTTGAAGAGGGAGTGTGGTGATAGTCCTAAGCACGTCGGAGATGGTCTTAGAGATTTGCGGGTTAATGTCTCTGAAAGTCCTAGCTAATCTGCTGAGTGCACCAAGGCCAGCATCTACAGGACAGATTGCGGATCTAGTCACCCACTGACTATAGGTTGGGATGCCCCACCCACACAGAGAAGGTGGTAACCACGCTATGATCAACGAATGGGTTGTCTTGATCTTGTACTCTTTACCAGCGCATATGCGCACCTGTCTCAAGGCATCTGCTACAGCCAGTGTGTAAGTTGCGACTGGATTGGCACCTCTATCACTGGCACCTATTGCTGATCCGAAGACGCTATTGACTCTGTCTGCCAATGAGGTTAGCTTTCTCTCATGCTCTCGGTCAGACCTGGCAAATATCTTGGCAGCAGTGATGATCTCCGCTCTCATTCCTTTCCTCACCTTATAGGCCCTGTTGAGGAAATGGCACCTTCTGTCCCCAAAGAGTGTCTTAACTATGTCTGGGACTGGCCCTAGAGACTTATACACTTTACATATATAGTCAACTGCCACATCAGGTAGTGTGCCCTTGAGATCAACAGCAGCGACTATGTCATCTATCTGGACTATCTTGCTAATTGTCGCGTCTTTGTGGAATATACCTTCTGCTCTGCCTGAGGCAAGTGCAAATTGTGCAATCATCGAGTGTAGTATGGTATCAAGAGTCACAAAGAAGCCTTGCACCGACCCTTCTGTTGTGTCCCACAAGGAGTGGTAGCCGGCCCGGCTGTTGACAAAGGTGGAGCTGCTGAAGAACATAGAGATTCTCATAGTAGCAGGTATATCAAAGAACTCCATCAGCAAGTCGCCAAATGCCATCTCAAGTCTTCTGAACATCATTGGACTCCATCCCTTAATGTCAAGTGACAGGAGCACAGCACCATTCTCTGCCTTGACCAGAATCTTGTCCACCGTCCGCTCCATAGTAGCCCTGCTGCATCTAGATGCAATACCCTCTAACATCGCACCTATTGTGTTAAAGTTCTTGTCTGCCTCAGTGAAAACCTCTCTACCTATGTCATCCTCGGATACAGTCTCTCTAGTAGCCCCCTTCCCGTCGTCCTCAACTGGCACTGCTGTCTTTGTGTTCTCTCTCTTAGACGACACTAGGCCGATTCGGTCGCCAGGCAGCTTGCCACACTCCATACCTTTACGCACCTCTTCAACCGTAAACCTGCCACTGAGCGTGCTCCCGTGCTTGAGCGCATATGTGAGTTCTCTCGAGTCATCCCTGCTGATGTCGTGGACACCACGAGATGTCTCATACATCTCTCTCACAGCAAAGACGTGAGCGACATCTTGAGCAGTGTACTGCCAGTTCTCCACGTGCTTTTTCC